ATCGCAGCCGTGGTTGTCGGGGCCACTGCCACCTATGTGCAGTATGACGCTGGCAAAAAGGCGCAGAAGTCTCAGCAAGCCGCGCAAGCGCAGGCGCTGACCGTTGCCAACGCCCAAGCTGACCAAGCCGACCAAGCCAACAATCGGGCCAACATGAAGCGTCCAAACCTACAGGGGCTTCTGAGTGAAAACCAGATGGCTGCCAAGGGTGGCGTCGGCGGCACCATGCTGACCGGGCCTGAAGGGGTTGACCAGGACAGCCTGCTGCTCGGTAAAAACACGCTACTCGGCGGCTAGATGGCCAACACCAAAGACATCAAGAGCAAGATACCGACACACGAGCGGTTGAACACGCGCTGGGCGCAGCTCAAGAACGAGCGGGCCTCATGGCTGGAGCACTGGCGCGAGATTTCTGAGTACCTGCTGCCGCGTTCTGGGCGCTTCTTCACATCTGACCGCAACCGGGGTGAGCGCAGGCACAACAACATCTATGACAGCACCGCCACGGGTGCGCTGCGCATTCTGGCTGCTGGGATGATGAGCAACATGACCAGCCCGGCGCGGCCATGGTTCCGGTTGACCACCTCCAGCCCCGCGCTGAATGAGTCGGACGCTGTCAAGGTCTGGCTGGCTGACGTTGAGCGCTTGATGCAGATGGTCTTCAACCGCAGCAACACCTACCGCAGCCTGCACACGATGTATGAGGAGCTCGGCACCTTTGGGACTGCGGCCGCTATCGTGCTGCCAGACCCGGCCGGCGTCATTCACTTTCACACACTCACCGCGGGGGAGTACGCCATTGCCACCGACCACCAAGGTCGGGTGGACACGCTGTACCGCGAGTTCGAGATGACTGTCGGGCAGATGGTCAAGGAGTTCGGCATTGACAAGGTCAGCCACACCGTCAAGGGTGCCTACCACCGTGGTGCGCTGGACATGTGGATCGTGATTCTTCATGCGATTGAGCCGCGGGCTGACCGTGATCTGAGCAAAGCCGACAACCGCAACATGCCTTGGAGCTCGATCTACATTGAGCTGGGCTCGAAGTCTGGCACCTATCTGCGCGAGGGTGGCTTCAAGACATTCCCGGCACTGTGCCCACGCTGGAACGTGACGGGTGGCGACGTCTACGGCTCAAGCCCCGGCATGGAGACGCTGGGTGACGTCAAGCAACTGCAACACGAGCAGCTGCGCAAAGCGCAAGCCATTGACTACCAGACCAACCCACCACTGCAAGCCCCGACCTCGATGAGCAACCGGCCGGTGGACACCCTGCCGGGTGGTGTGACCTTTGTGGACTCAGCGACAGCGCACGGCGGTCTGCGCACTGCGTTCGACGTGCGGCTGGAACTGGCCCATCTGCTGAACGACATTCAAGACGTGCGTCAACGCATCCGCAACGGCTTCTATGCCGACCTGTTCATGATGATGGCGAACGACACCCGCAGCGGCATCACTGCCACTGAGGTGGCCGAGCGGCGTGAAGAAAAGATGCTGATGATTGGCCCAGTGGTCGAGCGTCTGCACAATGAAATTCTCGATCCGTTGATCGAGATGGCCTTTCAGCAGATGGTTGACCAAGGCCTGGTGCCGCCTGCACCTGAAGAGATGCAGGGCATGGTGCTGAATGTCGAGTTCGTCTCGGTGCTGGCCCAGGCGCAGCGCTCGATTGCCACCAACGGCTTGGACCGCTTTGTGGCCAACCTGGCCAACGTGGCGAATTTCCATCCGCAAGTGCTGGACAAGTTCAACAGCGACAACTGGGCAGACGGCTATGCCGAGATGCTGGGTGTCGGGCCTGAGTACATCGTGCCCAACGACCAGGCCGAGGCTATGCGTCAGCAGCGCGCCCAGGCGCAGCAGCAAGCGCAGCAGGCTGAGCAGATGCAGCAACGCGCCTCTGCCGTCAAGGACTTGGGCAGCGTGTCCACCAACACCGGCAACGCTGGCAGCGACCTGATGCAGCAGCTGACCGGCTACACCTGACCCACCGCCCCAAGGGGTGCGCGCATCGGCTGCGTGCGCTATTAAATTTCAGGGCATATGAGCAGCTATGACCCGCTAGACGTGACGAGCCAGGAGCGCGTGAAGTCCCAAAAGGAAGTCCGCGAAAGACTGGTGCGTGACAACGAGGACGCGGACTTCAAGTGGCTCATGAGTTCAAAGCGCGGTCGCCGGATCGTTCAGGGTTTGTTGGTTGAGGCCTGCTTCAACCAATCAGCCTTCAACCACAACGCCATGCAGATGTCGTTTGTATCCGGTCGTCAGACAGTCGGCATCCGATTGTTTGGCTTGATCAACCGCTTGTGCCCAGAACTGTATCCCGTGATGGCGAAGGAACAAGGTAATGACAGACACAACGCTGATGACTGAAGCCGCAAATCCAAGTGAAGGCCAGACATCGACACCGACCGAGCCGAGCGCTACTGTTGCGCCCGTCGAAGGTCAACAGCAGCAAGCAGCGGCTGACCAGGCACCCGAGGCCGACAAGGCTCCGAGTGAGGATGTAGCAAGCAAAGACGAGGCGCCAGCCGGTGCCCCTGAAAAGTACGAGCTGAGCCTACCCGAAGGCGTCCAGATGGACGAGTCGGGCATCAAAGCCTTCTCCGAATTTGCCAAGGACATCAACCTGACTCAAGACGCTGCGCAGGCCATGCTCGCCAAGATGGCACCTGCCTTGCAGAGCCGTCAGAACGATGCCATGAAAGCGGCCAAGGCTGGCTGGGAGGCTGAGTCCAAAGCAGACGCGGAGTTCGGTGGTGAAAAGATCACCGAGAACGTGGCTGTGGCGATGAAGGCTCTCAAGCAGTTCGGAACCCCTGAGCTGAGCAAGCTGCTGAACGAGTCTGGTTTGGGCAATCACCCGGAGATCATCCGGGCGTTTTACCGAGCCGGTAAAGCAATCAGCGAGGACGGTACGTTTGTGAATGGGGCCACCAGTGGCGCCGGTAACAAGAGTGCAGCCCAACGTATGTATCCGAACATGAACCCTTGAAAGGTAACGAAAAATGGCAACTCTCTCATCTGGCCAACTCACACTGGCCGACTACTCCAAGCGCATGGGTCCTGACGGCAAGATCGATCCGATCGCCGAAATGCTGTCCCAGCAAAACGAAATTCTCGAAGACGTCGTCTACATCGAGGCCAACCAGCCAACCAGCCACGTCAGCACGATCCGCACGGGTCTGCCTGCTGTCTACTGGCGCCAGTACAACGCCGGTGTGCCGTCGTCTAAGTCCACCACGGCGCAGATCACTGAGCCTTGCGCGATGTTGGAAGCCCGCTCGCACATCGATGCCAAGCTGCTGATGCTAAATGGCAACAGCGCTGGTTTCCGTTTGAGCGAAGAGTCACCCTTCATCGAGGCGATGGGCCAAGAGATGGTCGGCAAGTTCTTCAACGGCAACGTTGGCACCGACTTGAAGACCTTTTCAGGCTTGGCCACACGCTTCAGCTCGACGACTGCCGGCAACGGTGGCAACGTGATCTTGGGCGGCGGCACGGGTTCAGACAACGCATCGATGTACCTGGTGGTTTGGGGTGAGCAGACTGTGTTTGCACCATTCCCTAAAGGTTCACGCGCTGGTTTGATGACCCGCGACCTGGGTGAAGAGTCGGTTCAAGACGCCAATGGCGGCTGGTTCCAAGCTGCTCGCTCGCTGTTCCAGTGGGACGCTGGCCTGGTCGTCAAAGACTGGCGCTACGTGGTCCGCATCGCCAACATCGATGCGTCTGACTGGGTTGGCGTCACCGGCACGCAGGCATCTACTGCATCGACCAATGTGATCAAGCTGATGATGCGCGCCATTGCCCGCATCCCTAACCTGAGCATGGGCCGCGCCGCTTTCTATTGCAACCGCTCGATCCAAGAAGGCCTGATGATCCAAGCCCTCGAAAAGTCAAGTAGCGCACTGGGTATCAAGCCTGCTCTGAGCCAGTTCGGCGCGAGCATGAACCAGCTTGAGTTCATGGGCATCCCGGTTCGCCGTGTTGACCAGCTCTCCATTGCCGAATCCCTCGTTTCTTAAGGAGCAAAACACCATGATGACCGACGCACTCTTGCAACTCTCTAGCGCTCAGGTTGTCACGGCTTCGGCCGTTTCAACCAACACCATCGACCTGTCCGTGAATCGTGACATCGGTGCTGGCGAAGACATCTACGCCATCTTCTCGGTGGACGCTGCTGCGGTAGCCGCTGGCTCTGCGACAGTGGCCTTTGAGGTGGTCACATCGGCCTCTGCCAACTTGTCCTCGCCGACAGTCATTGCATCTTCGGGTGCATTGGCCAAGACCGAACTGACGCTGGGCCGCAAGCCCATCGCCATTTGCGTCAACTCGGCGATCTTGTTGGCTCAGCCCATCGGCCAGCGTTACTTCGGTGTCCAGTACACCGTGGCGACGGGTCCGTTGACGGCTGGTGCCTTCTCATGCGCGATCACTGACAGCGATGTCAGCGTGAACAAGTACTACCCCAGCGGTTTCACCGTTCTGTAAGGGTAGCGAATGGCCAAGTACATCAGCACAGTGGACCGCTGGATCTCACACGAGAGCCGGACGGTCAAGGCCGGGGAGGAATTTGAGACCGAGTTCCCCACCGCAGGCGGCAAGCCTATGCGTTTGGGTGACACCTTGCGCGAAGTGGCCAGCAGCCCGGCGACCAAAAAAGGCCACAAGCCTGAAGTGGAGTCGTTGACGTAACTGTTTGATCGCGGTAGCCATTCGGGGGCCACGGGAAACTGCGGCCCCCTTTTTTTACGTGCCAGCCGGGGGAATGCCACATGAGCTCTGAAGTCAATATCGCCAATCTGGCGCTGAGTCACTTGGGCGACAGCGCCACAGTGTCCAGCCTGGACCCACCTGAAGGCTCTGCCCAGGCCGAGCACTGCGCGCGGTTTTACCCGATGGCGCGTGATGCCTTGTTGCAGTCACACGCCTGGACATTCGCCACCAAGCGCAAGAAGTTGGCCGAACTGCCCAAGCTCTGGGAGCAGTGGGAGCACACCTATGCCAAGCCGGCCGACGCGCTGGTGATTCACGGCATCTTGTCGCCCACGGCGACCGACGACACGGCCGATTCGCAGCAGCCGTACAGCATTGAGGTGGGCGACGACGACAGCGACGTCATCTTCAGCGACCAATCACTGGCCATTGCGCTCTACACCCGGCGCGTGGTGGACACGACCCGCTTTCCACCGATGTTTCAGATGGCTTTGTCCTGGCAGCTGGCTTCGATGCTGGCCGGTCCAGTGCTCAAGGGCGACACCGGTGCAGCCGAGTCCAAGCGCTGCATGCAGGTGATGGACTACTGGCGCAGCAAGGCGATTGAGTCAGACGCCAACCAGCGAAAGATTGACATGACGCACAGAGCCAGCTGGATCAAGGCCCGCTGATGGCCAATACCCGAACACTTCAGCGGTCCTTCGGCGGTGGTGAAGTCACCCCCGAGTTCTTCGGCCGCACGGATGACGCGCGCTACCAAGCGGGCGCCGCCAAGCTGCGCAACTTCATCGTGCTGCCGCATGGGCCGGCGGCCAACCGGCCGGGCTTTGGCTTTGTGCGCGAGTCCAAAGTCTCGACCAAAAAATCACGCCTGATTCCGTTCACCTACTCGACCACCCAGACCATGGTGCTGGAGTTTGGCGACCAGTACATTCGCTTTCACACCCAAGGCTCGACGCTGCTGAACGACGGTAGCACCCCTTATGAGGTGGTCACGCCTTATTTAGAGGCAGACCTGTTTGATCTGCATTTTGTGCAGTCGGCTGACGTGATGACGTTGGTTCATCCGGGTTATGCGCCACGAGAATTGAAGCGTCTGGGTGCGACCAATTGGACGCTGACCGCTATCAGTTTTGTCTCCTTGCTGACCACACCCGCAACACCTACGGCAAGCGCAACGGGTACGGGAACCACCGTCTACAAATACAAAGTCACGGGTGTCGGCGTCACGGGATTGGAAGAGTCTTCGGCATCCCCGCCTGTGTCGGTCACGAACAACCTACTGACCACCAACAACTACAACACCATCAACTGGACCAGCACCGGCGTCACTTTGTACAACGTTTACAAAGAGAGCAACGGCCTGTATGGCTACATTGGCCAGACGGACGCAATGACTTTCAGGGATGAAAACATCAGTGCGGACTTGGGTAAAACCCCACCAACGGGGGTGAACCCGTTCGCCGCAGCTAGCAGCTACCCAGGTGCTGTGTCTTACTTTGAGCAGCGCCGGTGCTTTGCAGGCTCTACCAGCGAGCCGCAAAACCTGCGCATGACGCGCTCGGGCACCGAGTCGAACCTGTCTTACTCGATCCCGGTGCGTGACGACGACGCCATCAACATTCGGGTGGCAGCGCGAGAAGCCAACACCATTCGGCACATCGTGCCGTTGAGCAACCTGGTGCTGCTGACTGGCGCGGCTGAATGGCGGGTGACCAGCGTCAACTCTGACGCCATCACGCCCACCTCGATCAGCGTCAAGCCCCAAAGCTACATCGGCGCCAACAACGTGCAGCCGCTGATTGTCAACAACAACATCCTGTATGCGGCATCCCGCGGCGGCCACATGCGCGAGATGGCCTACAACTACCAGGCGGGCGGCTACATCACGGGTGATCTGAGTCTGCGCACACCGCACCTTTTTGACGGCTTGGAGATCGCCGACCTGGCTTACGCTAAAGCACCTCAGCCGCTGGTTTGGGCGGTCAGCACCAACGGCAAACTGCTGGGCCTGACCTATGTGCCTGAACAGCAGATCGGCGCCTGGCACCAGCACGACACTGACGGCCTGTTTGAGTCCTGCTGTGTGGTGGCCGAAGGGATTGAGGACGCCCTGTACGTGGTGGTGCGCCGCACCATCAACGGTGTCAGCAAGCGCTACGTCGAGCGCATGGCGCCCAGGCTGTTTGCCACTCCGGCCGACGCCTTTTTTGTGGACTGCGGCGCCACCTATTCGGGCGCGGCTACCACGACCATCACCGGCTTGGACTACCTTGAGGGCAAGACCGTCAGCGTGCTGGGTGACGGCGCGGTGTTCCCTCAGAAGGTGGTGACCGGCGGTTCGATCACGCTGGAGCAGGCTTGCAGCAAGGTGCAGGTGGGCTTGCCCATCTTGGCCGACTTGGAAACCCTGCCGCTGGCCATGCAGGTCAACCGCAGTGATGGCGCCATGGGGCAGGGCAGGGCCAAGAACATCAACAAGGTCTGGCTGCGGGTGTACCGCTCATCCGGCATCTTCGTGGGGCCGAGTGAGAACGCACTGACCGAAGCCAAGCAGCGTAGCACCGAGGCCTATGGTTCGCCGCCTGAGCTCAAGAGCGAGGAGATTCCCATCATGCTGACGCCAAGCTGGGCAGACAGTGGGCAGATATTCATTCGCCAGTATGACCCGCTGCCGCTGACCATCGTGTCACTGACCATAGAGGTGGCCATCGGGGGTTGATGGGTGGGTTGAGGGTGCGCGCATCGGCGTGGGTGCGCGCTACCTTCAGGGCATCCAAATCAACGAGGTCCGCATGTCCTTTGCCGTTTCATCCATCGCCATGATGGGTATTGGCGCAGCCTCCAGCACGGTGGGTGCGTACTACTCGGCGGCTGGCCAGAAAAGCTCGCTGGGCTTTGCTGCCAGCATTGCCGACTTAAACGCTCGGGCCGCTGAGCAGGGCGCGCAAGTCACGCTGCAAGCCGGTGAACGCCAATACCAAACCTCACGCCTGGGCACTGCAGCCCTGAAGGGCAAACAGCGTGCCGGTCTGGCAGCCAACGGGGTAGACCTGGGCGTCGGCAGCGCAGCCGACATCCTGACCACCACCGACTTCATGGGCGAGATCGACGCCAACACCATCCAAGCCAACGCCGTGCGCCAAGCCTGGGGCTACCGCACGCAAGCCACCGCCTACGAGAACGAAGCCATGATGAAACGCGCCAGCGCGAGCGCCATCAACCCAGGCATGGCGGCCTTCACCACCATGCTGACTGAGGGCTCGAAAGTGGCCGGCGCTTACGCGGGCTTGAGCAGGGCCGGTGCGTTCGACAAGTCTCCGATGGGTGGCAACCCAACCAGCAATTTTTACCAATACGGTAATCGCGGCTCAGGAGATTAAGCATGGCAACCGTCCCCGTTTACGAGAACTTCAGGGTTCAACCCGGTGGCCCATCGGGCGCCCGCTACACCGCACCCGAGATGCCGAACATCGCAGGCGAGCAAGCCAGCCGACTGGGCGCTGGCCTGAGCAATGCAGGCGCTGTTGCTGGCCGTTACGCCATGGACATGGCCACGCAGGTCAATGAAACGCGGGTGATGGACGCGGTGAACAAGGCGAAAGAACGCCAGTTCGACATGACCTACAACAAAGACACCGGCTTTGCCATGCAAAAGGGTATCAACGCCCTGGAGCGTGAAAGTGGCAAGGGCTTGTCTGAAGAGTACGGCGAGCGCTTCAACACCGCCATGCAAGAGATCAGTGCGGGCCTGGGTAACGAGGTGCAGCGCACCGCCTTCAACCGCCAAGCTGGACAGATGGGTAGCCAGATGTACGGCAACATGCAGCGCCACATGGCGCAAGAGTTCATCAGCTACCAAGGCACTGTCTTTGATGGCCAGATCGCTGCGTCACAGCGCGAGCTCACCAGCGGCTATGCCGACACAGGCCCAGGCGGTGTGGTGGTCACATCGGTGCAGGGCATCGAGGCCGCCGTCCGCGGCAAAGCCCGGCTGATGGGCCAGTCGCAGCTGGCTGCCGACGAGATGGTGATCGCCGCCACCAGCAAAGCGCACGTCTTGGCAGTCAAGACCGCGCTGGAGCGCAACGACGTCACTGTGGCCGACGACTACCTGAAGCTGTTCGGCGCTCAAATGGACGCCGGCGACCTGCTGAGCGTGCGGGCCAGCGTGACCAAGGAGATGGACACCCGCCAAGCTGGTGTTGTGGCCGCCAATGCCGTGGCCAGTGTGGTGCCGCGCATGATGAGCGGCGACGGCGACCGGGTGATCAACATCACCATGCAGTCTGAGAGCGGTGGCCGGCGTTATGGGCCTGACGGCGTGACGCTGCTGGCCAGCCCCAAGGGCGCCCGCGGTGAGATGCAGGTGATGGACGACACCAACCGCGACCCGGGCTTCGGCGTCGTGCCCGCGCGCGACAACTCACCCGACGAGCGCGCGCGTGTCGGGCGCGACTACATGAACGCCATGGTCAAGCGCTACGGCGGCAACTTGGGCCATGCCTGGGCAGCCTACAACGCCGGGCCGGGTGCGTTGGACCAGGCCATCAAGCAGGCTGATGCACGGCCAGGCGGTGACTACCTGACCTTCATGCCCGCCGAAACGCAGGCCTACGTGGCCAAGAACATCAAGGCCTACAACGCGGGTGGCGGTGGCTTCAGCACGCCGACGATTGCCGATGTGAATGCCAGCATTCGCACTGAGCTCGGGCCAAACGCCAGGCCCGAAGTGGTTCGCATGGCGCTGGCCAATGGCGCGCAACTTTTTGCAGAGATCACGGCCGCTAAAAAAGCCAAAGACGAAGAGGCCGAGGCCAACACCATGCGCGCCTTGGTGCAAAACGGCGGCCACTACTCGCAGCTGACGCCAAGCCAGCGCGGCTCAATCCGGCCTGAGAAGGTGGACGACATGATGAACTTCGCCAGCCGCATTGCCAAGGGCGACGACGTGACCAGCCCGGCGCTTTTCCTCAAGCTGACGAACAACCCCGAGCTGCTCGGCCGCATGAGCGACAACGCCTTCTATGCAACCCGCACCGAGCTGAGCGCATCTGACTTTGAGAACTTTGCCAAGCAACGCAAAGACCAAATGACCGGCGGCACCGGCAAGGGGTGGGCTGACCTGAATACCCAGGCGGTCAAGGCGTCGATGCACAGCCGGCTGACAGCACTCGGCATTGACCCCTCACCCACCGACGACGGCGGCAGCGACGCGCAGCGGGTGGGCGCGATTCAGATGTTTGTTGCTGGTGAATTGCGGGAGGCACAGCGCCAAGCTGGCAAGCAGTTCAACGAGGGCGAGACGTCCAAGTTCGTTGATGGCCTGTTCGCCTTCAACGTCGGCTTTAAAACCACGTTCCTCGGTATGGGCACTGGCAGCGAGACGCAAACCATGCTGTCCATGAAACCTAGCGATGTGCCGTCAGACACACGCGCCATGCTGAAAAAAGACTTCGCTGCACGTGGCATAGACGCCACGGCGGCAGACATCTACGGCGCCTATATGCGCATGAAACGTGCGCAAGCCAAACCCAGCGCCAGCCTCGGCGGCGCTTCTGGAGAGTATTGAAACATGGCCGACCCTCAAGCGACCGCATCCGCAGTAGACGCCTACCTGGGCGCTGAGTCCGACACGCTGGGCGCGCAAACCCGCACCAGCATGAACAACTCGGTCGGCAAAGACTCAGCCTTTGAGGCCGACCTGCGCGGTGTGGCCCAACGCACTGGCGTGCCTGTGGACACCGTGCGGTCTTACCCGCAAGAGATGAAGCAGCAAGACGCCATGCGTGCGTTCGACTTCAACCAGCTGGCGCGCGAGTACCCGAACACCTCACGCTTCTTGGCGAATGAAGACAATGCAGCGGTCGCCCACAAAGACGTGGGGCTGCTCAAAAGTATTGAGGGCGGTGTGGGCTCGCTGCTCAGCTACGCGACGGGCAACGGGCCGGGTGACGGCTTCATTGGAACTATGCGGGCGGCGCCATACACAGCCGCCGCTGGTTTTGCAGGCGTCAAGCGGGCCGCGGTGGACGTCGTGGAGCCTTGGGCAAGGCTCATCACCCAAGACGAGAACAACCTTTTTGCGCGCAGCAGTGCGCAGTACAGGGAGCAGGCCACATCCTTCAGTGGGCGGGCGAAAGAGCTGAGCCCTGCCAGCGGTGGATTTGTGGCCGATAGTGTGCGCAGCGGTGTTGACTCACTGCTGCAAAACTCCAAGTACATGGCATTGGCGCTGGTGCCGGGTGGTCAGCCGTTTGCGCTGGCGGGCTTCGCCATGGAGACCTTTGGCACTGCGTACAGCCGTGCCGCCGACAAAAAGCTCCCACTGATTCTGCGCATCATCTACGCGGCATCCGACGGCGTGATCGAGTTCGCCACAGAGCGCGGGCCGACGGGTGCTTTGGTGCAAAACATCAAAGCCGGCACACCCTTGTTCTCGGCCATTGTCAGAAACGCCTGGCGCGAGAACAAAGGCGAGCAGGTGGCCACCGCCCTGCAAGACCTGAACGAATGGGCCGTGATCCAGCCGGTCGGCACGCCCTTCACCGACTACGTGAAAGAGCGGCCAGCCGCTGCTGTGCAAACGCTGATCGCCACCTTGGTGGGCTCAGCCGGCAACACCGTCATCACCACCGGCATGCAACGCTCAGCCGACTTGGTGCAAGGCCGCGACCGCCAAGCCGAATACGCTGTCAACGCCCACGGCCTGCTCACCGAGATGCAGAAGACCATTGAGGCCAGCGAGATCATGCAGCACAGCTCAGGCACGCTCAACGCCTACATGCAGAGCTTGGTCGAGGACAGCGGTATTGAGAATGTTTATCTCGACAGTGCCAAGCTGGTGGCTGCCGGTGTTGACTTGCAGGCGCTGGCCCAAGAACTGCCGAGCGTGGCGACGCAGTTGACCCAGGTAGAAAACGGCGGCGACCTGGTGATCCCCACCGCCGAATTGCTGAGCCTGTCCAGCGCCTACGGCCAACCGCTCATGGACCATGCGCGCACCGACCCGAACGGTATGAGCCGGTCTGAGGCGCAGACCTACATGGCCGAAAAAGGCGACAACCTCAACGCTGAGATTGACCGCGTGCTGGCCGAGCAAGACAACGACCAAGAGTTCAAAGCCGGCCGCGACCAGGTGCAGGCTGAAATACTCACCCAGCTGAACGAAGTCAAGCGCTTCACCTCGCAGGTAAACACGCAGTACGCCACACTGGCCGCCAACTTTTACGCGGTGATGGCGGCCCGCAGTGGCATGACCGTGCCGCAGTTTGCGCAGACCTACCAGCTGGGATTCAGCGGCCAGACGCAAGCGGGTGCGCAGGTACTGGGGCAGTATGACCAGGGTGACGTGGTAGTTACCGACCAGATGGATGAGGTCACCGGCTTGCCACTCAACAGCGACGGCACTGTCACGCTGTATCACCACACCAGCGCTGCCAATGCGGCGGCCATCAAGGAGTCTGGTGAGCTGCGCTCAGCCGCTGAGCCTAGCGTTTACCTGACGACGCGCGAGACGGCTGACACCGGCTACGGCGACACCGTCGTGAAGGTTCGGATTGATCCGGCCACGCTACAAGTTGACGACCAGTTCCCCGACGCTCGGGTTGATTACCGGGTTGACGTGAGTCGGCCGGGCGGTGCGCTGCGGGATGCAAGTTTTAGCCAAGGCGAGGTAAGATCAGCCCAGAGCCCTTATGAAAACGACCTCTTCGGCAACCCGCTACCGGCTCCCGCCGCAAGGGTTGCTGCTGCCCGATCCGCTGGCGCCGGACTACGTGGGAGCGTACAGCCCACCGGCGCAGTACGTGGTGACACCCCGGCCCCCGCCGGAGAATACCTTGTCAATACCCACATTGCCACCGAAACCAAGCGATTAGTCGGAACGGGTGTTGTCACGACACCCGCGCAGGCCGCGCAGGCCACCGCCTACCTCTACAAGTCCGCTGTCGAACGCTTCGATGGCATCGTCACCGACAAGGCCGGCAAGGTGCTGGCTGTTGTTGGCGGATTTAAGGGGGCGCTGTCTCAAGCATCTGTTTACCCGTCAACGATCATGGGCGAAGCCATCCGGGTGCCGGGCGCGGCACGAATTTGGTTCTCACACAACCACCCCAGCGGCAAGGCAACTCTGTCGCGTGCTGATGAAAACCTCAACCGCGTGCTTGCTGACGTGTTTCGAGGTAGCGGCATTGAGCCTAGCGGCTTGCTGGCTATCGCTGGCAAAGAGTTCTCCTACGTTGATCCCGATGGAACACCATCAGACGGGGTCATTTCTGATGCAGTAACACCCGTCAAAGTACCGGTTTACGAGCGCGAACTGGCTCCAGCCAGCCAACCAACGGAAGTGCTGACATCGCCGCGCGACGTTAAGCCCGCCGCTCAACGCTACTACCAAAAAGCGGGCGGTCCCGGTTTGATGCTGCTTAGTTCTCAGCACGGGATTGTTGGCTGGCTGCCCATCACTGCAGAGATGCAAAAACCGCTGCGTGGTGGCGCGCTGAACGCCATCTACCGCGCTTTAAGCCAGTCAAACGCCAGCGCAGCTGTCATCGTGCATGACGGGCAGTTGGATGCGGGAAATTTACCAAACAGAATTTCGCCTGCGCAAAACATAGGCGCAGCACTCCAAAAAGTTGATGTTCGTGTGCTGGATTCGATCAACGTTAAAACAAACCAGTCTGCCGCCGAGCTGGGCATTGAGACCGCTCAGGGCCCCATGTACAGCGAGCTGGGTGCCGAGGCAACTGGAAACACCTCAAGCAACGTGCAAGCCGCTTTGGTTAAGCGCTTCGGTCCAATCATTGCCCGTCTGGAGAAGCGCGGATTTCTGCAAATATGGGACAGCGCCGAACAGTTCAACGCATCGGGTCAGCGCTCTGAAAAAATTGAGGGGACTCCGCAAGGCATGTGGGATGGCAAGACGGCCCACCTTTTTGCTGACGGCATCCCCGACGGCAACGAGGTGGCCGTGACGCTGCACGAAGTAGGAGAACACGCCAGCATGGAAAAAATGCTGGGTCCCAAGGCATACAACCGTTTGGTGGCCCGCGCCTATGAACTGATGTACGCAGACGACCCGGTGGCACTGGAGGCTGTCAACCGCATCCCCGAAGACACGCCGGAGAAGTTCCGCGATTCGGAGCTGCTGGCCTACATGATTGAAACCGTGGCTGCTGCTGACGCAAAGGCATCGCCCGGCGCGCGCAAGTGGCTGGCTGACGTGGTGGCAGCGATTCGTGCCTGGTGGACAACGACCGGCCTGGCCAAGCAGATGGCTGACTACGGCATTGCGATAGAGCTGACACCCAAGGACATCGCAGCGCTGGCTGTGCGGGCGGTTAAGTGGCAGGGACGTCAACGCGGCGGGGGCACGGCTCGCGGCGCGCAGCTTTCCCAGCGTGGCACGAATGAGCAGACCGATACCCAGGCTTTCAAGAAAT